TCCAAAATAACTTCTGCTCTTGTTTTAGCTTCGATTACTACATTTTGGAAATTACTTTCAGTATTCCCAATAAAACTTAGGTTTCCTGATGATGTTGTTAAAGTCATTGATGATGCATCCACTGCTCTATCTTCAAATAGGTCCTCTACATCTTGTTCAAACTCTTTTGATAAAACTAAATACCTATTTACTTTACTAATTAATTTTTTTGTTTTCATTTTTATTTATTTAATGTTTCTTTCAACAATGGCTTTAGCATTGCATGAACTTTATCAAAACCATGTTCTCTCATGGCATCTGATATGTCTTTACATATAGTTGGTACAAATCCATAGATATTATATGTTTTTTCATACACTTCTACAGCATGTCTACCTGCTTCATCATTATCAAAGAGAGTTATTACTTTTTTGTACTTCTTTTTTAAATGCTCTATTACGTGTGGCTTAATCATAGTGTTCTCTGAATCAGGGCTAATAACTTCTAGGTTATAACCCATACTCTTAAGACACATGGCGTCTTTAAGTGAAGAACATATAACTAAATATGGTTGATCAAATTTAAGTTGATCTTTACCTTGTAAATATGACTTAGCTTTATAAAATTTGTATTTTTTACTATAAGGTTGATAAATTTTATAAACTTCACCATTTTTGTCAAAGTAACCATAGCACCATTTACTACCAATTGTTAGCTTTCTTATTTCACCTGAGTCATCTTTGATAAGATTGTAATAATCAATAGGTTTTACATTATACATGCTAAGCATGGTTTGACCTATTCTAAATGATAACCAAAACTTTCTATCTTCAGTAGTCCATCCTCTTTCTTTAATGAAATCAATTTCCCACTTAGTTTCTGGTTGAAATTTGTGTTGTATATAGTCTGATGACCTTACATGCTTATTATAATCTGATACTATTCTTGTCATAGCATCATGAAATTCCAAGTTAAGAACTAACTTAACTAAATCTATTTTATTACCACTTTTTCCTGTTGAAAAGTCTTTAAACTTATACTGCATAATAGATTTATCTACATATATGCAAAAACTAGGAGTACGTTCATTAGGATTAAGTATTGATCTAATCTTTATGTCTTGTCCCGTAAGTTGTTCAGGAAGGTCTAAGTAATATTGAAAAATCCAAGTGCTTGGTACGTCATGTCCTTCTCCTACAATATTTTTTGTGTTAAACATAAACCAAATGTATTAAAAAGAAATGGGCCCAGCAATATACTGAGCCCACTCTTTTAATTAAGGATATTATAATTCAAAGTCAGATCCTGCAGTAGGAGCCGGTTCAAAATTACTTGCTGGAGTTGATTCTTTCTTTTCCATTCCTCTGAAATGGTTCTTATCACCACTATCAAAAGTAATTAAATTAGAATTTTCCGTATCCAAAGCTTCTAATGGTACACCCATTCTGTTTCTTTTAGGTAAAAACAAATCATTATTTACATAACCTTCTTTGTTTTCCCACTCACGTGCACCTAAGCATGCGTTGATATAACCAGTCCCAGAACAAATCTTTGCAGCTTTCATCATGAAATCTTCAATAGTGTTTGCCTGAATAGCATCAAGCTCATCTCTCTTATCAACTACTTCTGATAAAAATACCATAGCTTTCAATACTTCTGTATCTCTGCTAATTTCATTACCATTTGCTAATGTAGCATCTTTAAATGGATATGGAGAAAATCTTACTCTACCTACTTGACCTTCAAACTTAGGTCCATTAGGATTATTTACATCTTTTAAGAATCCGTTGAATTCTCCGGTAATTGGTTCACTTTCTACATGCAATGTAATATTGTATGCGTCCATATCATATGGTGTTTGATCAAATGTAATTGAATTGATCATTACTTTTTGATTTCCTGTTCCAATTACTGGTTTTGTTCCACCTGTTCCGGCAGACATGTCTTTAGTACTTAACATAATTTTTGATTTTTAAATTAATTTATTTGTTGTATTCCTCAATACAACTTATTACGAACTGTAGGTCATTTGGGATAAATTTATCCTCAAACATACCCATTGGTGATTTACATGTGTTCTCTCCATTGTTTTGAGTTTCAAAACCATATTCAAGTTCACCATCATCTAATTTATTTACTTTACCAAACAACACTATTGAAAATAGACCTTCTAAAGTTAAAGTGTTATCTATCATTTTACCGATAGTTTTTGCTTTAACTTTTCTGTTTCCATTTAAATCAGTTGAATCTTCTGAGTGAGTTAAGAAAATAATATTTAAGTCTTCTCTTAGATCTTTAGGTAACTTAGCAACCATGGCCAAGTTAGCAGCGATCTGTGTAAACTTTTCATATCCTTTCTCATGTGCTCTATCAAAATATTCAAAAGAACTCATATATTGCCAATCATCAACTACAATAGTTTTGATATGGCCCATCTTATCATTTACATGCTTCATTGCTTTAATGATACCAGGTGCAGTAGCTGCAGATGTTAGATTTCCTTTTGGATGATCTTTTGTTATCTGAGTGTACTTGCCCTTCCAACCTCTAAACGGTAAAGGTTTGTTAGCTATATTTATAATGAAAGTCTCTTTTGGATCTAATGTTCTGATTGAGGTAGACTTTCCTGTCCCTGAATCAGCAATAACTAATACGCTGTTTGCCATGTTTAATTGTTAAATTTATTTATTACTTTGGTTAATGTTATTAATGTTTGATTTATCTCTTCAAGTTTATCAACTAATGCACTAGGACTATTACCGTCTGGATTTGGTAAGTCAAATAATGTGCTAGTTTGTTTAATTCCTGATGAAACAGCTTTCCCGGTATCACTATATGAAATATTAATGCTTTTACTAGTAATATCATTTATTACTTTTAATTCACTAACTGGTATAAGGTGTCTTTGAAATCCTGAGCCAGATGTAACTAATTCATATTCTGATTTCCAATGAGGATTATACTTATGTAAATATAATGTTCTTTTTGGATCTTCTGAATCATAATCTATACTAACAAATTCAGTATATATGTCTTCATCCTTATCTAGCTCACTAGGAAAAAATGATACATGTAGTTCATCTTTACCTTTTGGTCTATAGGCCATCTTTGGTATATATTGAGCATTAATCTTACCTTCTGTTTGAAAGTAATCTTCATGCATTTTTCTTAAGGTTAAAACTTTAGCTTTACGTTGGTCTGGTGTCAGTCCCATATTTTCTATTTTTAATTTTTTAGTACTTATCATCTGCGTGCTTGTTGTCCTGGAGTAGCCATTTCTGCAATTTGCATCTTCTCAAATTCTGCTTTGAAAAAACTCATTCTTGCATCACCATTCCTAGCTTTCAAGAAATGAAGTACCAAGGTTCTATCATTTTCTATAATATATCTATCAGGTCCATAGAACCTAATCTTTTGTTTTGCTGGCCGGTTAATACCAATCAACATATCTGCATGTTGTAACATAGCATCTGATCCAAATATATCTGACTCAAGAATATAATTACCATATTTACCGTCAATTGCTCTGTCAGGGTTATCAATATTTCTATTAAGCTGTGACAATGCAATAAATAAACAAGGGTAATCACGTTTACATTGTGTAAAAAATTCACCTAGTTCAAATAACATATCTAATGAGTTATTCTGATAAGGAGCTCTTTTTACAAGCATAGTGTGATCTAATGTAATAATTGTTTTCTTACCTTGATGTTTAACCATGTAAGCATCAACTTGCTCACGCATTTGATTAACAGTCAAAGGTGTTGATATAATATCTACTGGGTACTTTACACGTTCTTTTGCATACTGATGACAACTAGTCATTACATCTGCACCTAATACAGAACCTGCACTACACAGTTCTTTATATGTTTTACCAGTAATAGAACTAAATTCTCTAATAGCTGATGTTCTACCAACCATCTCAAATTGAAATTCTAATACTCTAAAATCATCATTAGGGTTAAGCATAAAAGACTCACGTATTATCTGATCTTTAATCAGAGTTTTACCTGAACCAGGTCTACCACCAATAACAGTAAGTGTATTCCATTCTAAACCGTCAGTTGCAGCATCATTAAACTTGGGCCATGGAGTATATATTGATTTCTCAGCTCCTGTTGACCTAGCATACATGTATTTAAGTGCATCATTGAAGGCTGTGTATTGGCCCACCCATGCTGGTGTTGGTTTACTCATTACTTTGTAGTTTTTGAATATATAATGCTGCATCCATAAGTTCTTCTTTTAAGTGCTGCAAAAAATCATCTTTGTTATTATCTTGTAGTGTTGTTTTATATTTATCTATACCAACACAACTTCTTATATCAAATTCTTTTTTTAAATCTTCTACTATTTTATCACTTTTACTCATTGTTTATTATGTATATAATACTTTCTATATTATCAATGCTGTCATTACATGACTGTTTATCTGGAACCCATTTCCCATCTCTTAGCATTTGAAAATCTTCAAGTACAAGGTTTAATTTATTTAATATTTCTGTTATTTGATCAGGTGTCATACTACGTTTTCTTTAAAGTGTTCATCTTCTGTACTTACTCCATCAGCAATCATATCACAATAATCAGCTAGTCTAGAATGCTTTACTTTATGCTTATCTTGCTTGCATATAAAATATTGACTAGTTTGCATATATAAGTAATCAGCATCTCTATATTCATTAACATACATACTTGTAGCTTTTTGTACTTGCTCCCATGTATGATTATACGTCTCAAAAAACCATCTAAATGATTCTCCTAAAGCTTTAACATTATTTCTTGCAGGATTACCACTAGGTAGTTTTCTTGGAGGAAATATTTCTCTATAACTATTTATTTGTTCTACAAAGTCTTTACCCATAAGTTGGATATCAGTTTTCTTTTTAGCCTTAATAAAATAACTATCTAGAGTAGCACAAAATACTTTTGCTTGTGCTGTCATTACATATTGATCATCTACTAGTTCTATATAACCTTTAGTGACTAATATATCTCTATCTGTAATTACCGCGTCCGGTAATGAGATCTTTTGCTTCATACCAAATAGGATCAAGCTCTGGTTCGGTGATAGGTTTGCTTTTAATATCTTCTGAAATAATTCCCACATAATCGTCTATTTTAGTTTGTATTTTTTTAAGTATTCTATTAATGCTAGGCTCTTTGGTTTCTATGCCGTTACTAATAATCCTACGAGAATTAATAATAGTAGCATGGTTTCTAAATATTGAATTTCCAACAGCAGTTAAAGAATATCCATCATTACTAGCTAAAAAACTCATTACTTGTATATAAGTAACAAAGTCACGCTCTTTAGATTTTGTTTTAAATGTATATTTCTTATATTTTGGATGATCTTCTCTTATACACTCTAAAGTAATTTTTTTATATACTTCCAATGTACAAGTATGATCTGCATCTAATTTTGGTGCTATAATAAAAAGTTTAATATCATGTTCTCTTAAAAACTTTAGTTTAAAAGCTTTTATCTCACGTTCTTGTCTAATCTTTTGATTTTCAATCATTTAATTAAAATTATAGGGTTACAAATGTAACAATTATTACCAGTTTATACAAGTTTTACCTTGATTATTTAATATTTCATTTGCTTTATTAAAGACATCATTACTATCCCATTCTCCACCTCTATATGCAGCTGATGCAGGGTGAGAACACTTAAGTATTTTAGCAGTAGGTATTAATGTTCTCCATTCTTCTGCTTTTTTACCCATTAATATAAATATTGTATTTGGGTTGTGTCTATTAATATTATCAAAAATGTGTTCTGTAAAGCTTTTCCATATGCCATAATGTGAACCAATTTTATTAATCTCTACTGTAAATGCAGTATTAATTAGTAAAACACCTTGATTAGACCAACGTTTTAAATTCACATCTCCATCTTCATCTCCAAGTGCTTTAAGTATATATTGTAAAGATTTTTCTGCTTTACCTTTTCTACTGCAACTAAATGCTATTCCGTCAGCAACACCTAGTTGAGGATATGGGTCCTGACCTACTATAACAACCTTAAGATCTTTGTATGGACATTCATAAAATCCATTAAATACATCTTTGAATTTAGGGGTAAAACGTTTACCGCTCTCAACATTTTGAACTAACGTATTCATTATGTGATCAAAACTTAAACCATTAACATACGGTGAAAGCATACGGTCCCAACCGCTGTCTTTAAGCTTAGCATTTAAATTATCTCTTAGGATATTTATATCTATTTCCATTTATTTTAGTATATTTGTTTATTAAAACTTTTTATTATGTCAGAAAATTCAACAGTAAGAGAGCTTACAACTTATGATTTTACAAAAAATATCACAGGTATAGAAATTAATCCATCTTTTATTGTTGGTTTACAGAATATTACATCACAGTTTATGCTTAATGCAACTGAAGAAGATAAATTAAAGATTCCAGGTGCTATGAAAAAGTTTGAAACTATCATGGCATACGATCCAAAATCTGGTAATCCACTTCCTGCTATAGAATTAGATGCATATGAACAAAACTTATATGTTCTATTTGGTTTAGTTAATTATTTAAAGTTTGAAGCAGAACGTCAGGGTATCACAATTAAAAAAGAAATTGAAGTTAATAATGACTTATTTGAATCTGCACAAAATTCTATAAAAAACGGTATTATGGATGGTGATCTTGTTGGACAATTAACTGAATTAGGTAATAAATTTAGTAATTTAAAAGAAGTACTTGAAGAAGTAGAGCCAGTAATGAAAGTAGTAAAGAATGATAAATCATCTTAACTGCATACCATTAAAGTCTCCTATTTCAACACAAGATTGAATTGCTAAATTTAATTCATCTTTATCACAATCCCCAAAAGATTTACAATACTCTTGCTTATCTTTTACGAAGCACAATCCTGAAGCTCTTTTCACTTCAATTTTGGCTTCAAGAAAAGTATAGCCAATTTCTTGTGCTATTTCTCTAATCATTGCATGTAAACGTGCTAATTGAGGATTGCTACCTTTATCACCACCTACACCAATAAATATCTCTAGTCTAGAATCATCAGGTAACTGTTCAAAGAATTTCCTATACTTAGTACCTACAGCTTTGATAGGAAAATGTAATTGCCCATCTTTTACTGTTGCTTTTATATACAGGTTATCTTTCATAAAAACGTTAAGTTATATATAACATAGCTTACTACAGTTAATATAGCTGCTAATAGTATCCAAAAGCAACCTTTATATACTTTTTCCATTTTTTGAGGAGACTTACCTTGATTGCTCCTATATTGTCTTATTTTATCTGTTTTCATTGTTTAGTTTTTTTTCTAATGGATTAATAGTTAAATAATCTGGGTCATGCGGATCTATTTCATATCCATGAACAGTCAGCCACTTCCCATCAGTGAGAACATAGGTTCTATTGTGTATTACTTTTATATTATCACTCATGGGTTTCAAGTATTTTAGATTCAATGTGGTTGGTGTGTATAAAGTCAGTAACATCAACGTCTCTAAAATGATCTTCTTTATCTTTAAGAACAGACCATATCTTATAGATTTCTATTGAAGCTGCTATACCTGGTGTACCAGGATCACCATTAGATTCTGTCCATACAGTTTCTTCTCCTGGATCATACTCGTATTCTATTTCTAATAGATTACCGTTGTACTCATATTCATAACTTAACATTATAAAAATCTTAGAGCTGAACCAACATAAACAAATTCTTGAGAACACTCAAGGCATTTGGCATTATTTTCATTACGTAATAATGAAGGTTGGTTACAATTAGGACAAGGAGTATCTCCTTCTGTTATATATTCTTCAATTGCTTTTCTTGATAAGCTATGTATCATAGCATCGTGTGATCCTTTGTATGCTTGTTCTTCTTGGTGCTCTATATAGAGCTCTTTCATTCTTCCCATGATTTTATTTTTTTAATGGATTATAAATTGTGATTTTTGATTGATCAAATCCTGAAATAGCACTGTTAACCCATTTTTCATCTTGAGTTTTTTTGTACATAAGAATATGACATGTTGCTGTTTCTGTTGGATTTAATCTGAGTAATCTTCCTATTCTTTGTGCTGTTTTTCTTTCATTACCATATGCATGCATAATAATACCTGCTTTAAGGTTTGGTATTGTAACACCTTCTGATAATTGTAAGACACATGATAGCTTATCAATCCTATTATCAGAGAATAACTCAAGGTTGTCCTCTGAATTAGGATTACTAGAATGATAACTATGCTTGCATATTCTGTCTGCTTGTTTTTGGGTATTAGCAAATACAATACATTTAGTACTGACATTATTTAATATACCTTTGACATAGCTCTCTTTACTTGCATAATCCATTAGAGCTCTCATACGCATAATTCTTCCAAACTGTATTTGTTTGTCAGTATTAGCTGCTGCTAGTCTATTGGTTACATAGTCATAATCCTTTTTTTCTGATGTATACCAGAATCCACCTGCTTTATTTTTTTTCTTTAAGGTAGGTAACTTAGATAATTCTAACTCATGAATAACAATTTTATAATCATTAAGTATGTTAGATTCAGTTGCGTCATCCGTTGTAAAAGTAAATTTAATTGGACAATATTTATTGACCATCATACCTTTCTCAGAATTCAAACCTTTTGGTGGTGTACCTGTTAATCCTAAGATTCTACCATAAAACCTATGTAAAAATAACTCATGTGAATACTTAAGTGAATGACATTCATCTAAATAAATTATACTATAAGCTAAAGGGTCTTGTTTTTTAAGTGATAAATAAGTTGTAAAGTCTATATGATTTTCTAAATCAGTAAGATTCATCTTTTCTAATTCATCAAGCCAAGCTTTTTTTACTGATAATTTTGGCACAACTACTAGTACTTTAATTAATGGATCATAATATCTTTGAATGTGTTGTATTGCAATTCTTGTTTTGCCTACACCCATAGATATACCTAATCCACATCTTTTATGTTGTGATGCAATAGATAATGCATCCGCTTGAATTATATTTCTATTGGAAATAGTTTCAGAAGTATTTTTTGCCATAGTATTATTGTTATTGATAAAATGATTGTCCAAGCTACTATCTTAAGTAACCTATCTTCTTTATTTTGTTTCATCTCTCTTTGGTGTTAATATTTTCCACTATTTGATAGACAAACTACTTTGATTGTCATTTATTAGTGTCAAAGGTGATCCCACAAGGACTCGAACCTTGAACCTACAGCTTAGAAGGCTGTTGCTCTATCCATTTGAGCTATAGGACCTAATTTTATAAATTAAACTTAAATCCTTTTTTCAGAAAAACCTAATTCTATAGCCTCTTCAGGATGTTCTTCTATATAATTATGACATTGTCTACATACAGATAACCAAGTACTTACTTTAAGGTGATACTGACCACGTCCTTTTTTATGATGTACATCAGTTGATGGCCCATTACATACAGGAAGTGCTGCTTCACACATTGGTTTCTGTTCCATAAATTTCTTGCGTAGTTTACTATACGCTAAATCTATGGTTTGCATTCTCTTTGATTTTGGATTCAAAGGTTTTCTAGCTTTCAATGGTTTTTTAGTTTCCATTGATCTATACCAGCAACTTTTGCAATACCGGCTGCCTTTATCATTTTTCCAAATGAACTGCTCAGTATTGCAATTGTTACATAGTTTTCTTTTTTGCTGAATCATTCTGAAATAGTAAAAAAGTTGTTAGGTAATAGTCCAGCAGACATGAATTTAAGGATTAGATCTTCATAGTTGATTCCTAAATCTTTGAAAGTCATTTTATTCTGATAGTCATCTAATGTTTCTTCAGCAGGTATATTTGCAATAAATAATGCAAGTGGACTGTGAGGAAATGTTTTCTTAAGATAAGCATTTATACGCTTATTACAAAGTGTTTGTTTCCAAGCATTGATTTCTCTTTGCCCACGCTTCCAAACTTTTGTAATGCGTCTTTTCTTATCCCAGTGTAATTTAGTAACTTCTTCAGGTTTATAAACATTAAGACCATGCAGTACACGTTTAAACAAAAAATGTTGATATGGATTAAGTTTAATATACTCAAAAGAGTTAATAATAGAAGCTGGATGAAGTTGATATTCAGCATAAAGACCTAAGTACTGATAACGCTCAATACGCTTGCTTAGATTTAATTCTTGCTCATTGAGATTTAGTTGAGATATTTGTTCATTAGATAGCATGATTGTTGGATTTTTTAGTTATAATTTAGTAAGAGATAAGTTATTTAGACTGAGGTTGTTACACCCCAGTCTTATAACAATTTAGTTATAGATCAAATGTTTCTTCTTCATAAACATCCTCTACTGCTTCTACTTCTTCAATTTCATCTGTAACATCTTCTACTACTTCATCAGTAGTTTCTTCTGTTTTTAGACCAAAAGCTTCAGCTGTAGATGCTTTAATTTGTTCTTTCTTTGACTCAAAAGAAACTTCATTTGCTGCACGGATTGCATCACCATTATTGTGAGCTACTAAAGTATCAGTTGATGCAACATCAAAAGTATACTCTGTTTTCCTATAAATAGGTTCTCCGTCTACACAGCATATAATTCCTGTATCACCTGCATATTTCAGGTCTCTATCAGGATTTGCTGCATTAAAAGGTTCTAATGACTCAATAGCTATAATTTTACCAGGTATTGTTTTACCTAAATTTTTAGCATACTCTGTCAGGTTATCTGTTGAACCCATAATAAGTGTTGTAAGGTTTCTTGGCTTTAACCAACCTCCTTTACCAATTGATACTTCTTTGTACCCTAATCTGATGTATCCATAATCTGGATTGTTCTTGCTTAAGCGTACAACATTACCCATGTCATCAGCTAGTACTTCTACTTGATTTTGCATTTTTAATAAAATTTAATGATTAATAAAATAATTGTGAGTGATGATTAACTATCATCTGAGTGAAAATACGGGTCTTCCAGTTTTTCATAAGCTTCAATTTCATCAAGTCCAGGCTCATATTCTTCAATATCTATTATTGAGGTATCTGAATCATCCTTATCTGATTTATTTGCAAACCTATTATACCATGGATCAACCACTTCCTTTGTGTATGCGGAACTAAGACCATTTAAATCATTGTACTCTTGATCACTAAGTGAAAGGTACTGTTCAAGTGAACATTCTATGATACGGCCATTAGGAAGTTGTATAATCATTATCTTATTTGTTTATCAAAGATAATAATATAACAGTTCCTGAGACAGTACTAATAATGTTATTTGGTATTAATTCAAAAATAAAAAGCATAAATATAGCTAACGCTCATAGAATTATTAGCTTTTGACCTACTCTTTTTATGTATTTATGTAACTTTAACTCTCTTATCCATCTTTTTATAGATGTTTGGCTTGAGCCAGCATCATCAGCTAATGTACTTAATGATGGCCAACAGAGTCTATCTTTATTAGCATAACAGCATAAAATACTATACAAACCTTTAGCTTGTATTGATAAATTAGGATCTGTACATACTTCATGTTTTACTATACCAAATCTAGGTGATTTCTTGTACATGATTCTTTAATAGAATAAGCATTGATTTATTGGTATCTGTTTCTGTTTCCAGATCCTTTTCAATAAAAGAATACTTATCACTCATGTATTTACCAAAAGGTATGTTTTTACCATTAGCAGCATTAAGAGATTTACCCATCTCTTCCCATCCTTTAAATTCTGCGCGTAATAACGCAATTGATATCTTTGCCATGTGTTATAATTTAAGTTTTGTTTGATTAATTTTAGAAAAGTATGGTATACTATCCTTATTTACTTTAATTGCGTGTAAAGGACTAACAGAGTGTTCAAAAAACTTAATCTTTTTCTCCGAGTCATGATAACAAAGATTGACTTTTATACTAGAGTAAAATGGATAGTACAAACCTGGATCACTCCAAGAACCATCTTTTATAACTTGACCATAAATATAATAAGGCTCATTTTCATCTCCTGGATGTAATAAACCCATATCTTCTAAGACATCTACTTCAAATTCACTACCAATATGATACTTGTATGGTGCTAACCTAACATAATCTCCTATTGCAGTTGGCTCAAACTCTTTTTCTGAAAGCATAAGATGAGTGATAGCATCTACAGATCCAGTGT